ATCAGCATTTGATAAATTATTAATATTCCTAATCGTGTTTATACCAGTTAATACAGTGCCTATATTACTATTACCATTTTCTATATCTTTAAACACAGATGTAATACCACTTAAAATACCACCGTCTCCGAATAAATTAGTTGAGCCTCCACCTTCTATAGATAATGGACTAGGTGTAACATCGTAATGTGATGGATCAGCAAAGCCTGCTGGATTGTCTTGTGTAGTCAACCCTCTGCCATACATAACAGATTCATACTCAACTTGCATTTCGTTTTTTGTAAAACTATTTGACCCTTGTTCGAGATTATCGTGTCTTAAACTAGTTATCAAAGGATTTACCATTGTATAACTAGTAAATGTACTTTGTCCACTATTACCGTGCAATTGATTTATTGTAATACTATTAAAGAAAGGTGCTGATGGTCTAGTTTTGTCCAAGCCATATCTGTAACTGTTCCTAATGTCACTTCCGTATATATTATCAGGATTGTTAATATAAGGTAACGGTACCGTTGTATCAGGTTGTCCTGCAGCATTTTTTCTTGCATAATTTGGATCTTGGTAGTAATATCTAAAATATGTTTCCCATAGTAATGTTGTTAAACCTGCATTATCATCGTGGAATGTAAGACTTACAGGATCATATCTCAATCCTGTTTGTATAAGTTTTTTCCTATTGTATTGATTCTTTGTATCAGTTTGTAAAGTGTAACTAGGCAAATCTGCTGATGATACTAATAGATTAAATTCTTTTTTGTTTAGTAATTGTCCTACTGAGTTTCCCAATGATGCTAGGGCAACTTGATTTATATCAAATACAACGTGATATAAAAATTTGAAGTTAGGTGCAAGGCGTAAATTATTGCGCACATACAATGCACTAGCGTGAGCATAGTCGCCCATATTGCCTTTAGGATTTCCTAAAGAACTAGTAAAATTATCAAAGAATCCATTAAACTTACTCATAACGTATTTATCATTTTACAAAAACACGTACATAATAAAAAAAGGAGCCATAAAGACTCCTTTTTGTGCAATCTCTATGTTATGTGTTAGCTGCCGCCACCTGTTGAAAGGCTGCTTACATTTCTTGCTACTGTACTACCTACGCCTGTTCCGACTGGTGTTTGGATTGCGTTATCGTACATAATTGTAAGTGCAACTGTTACTGGATCACTACTTGCATAAGCAACTGACCCATAATCGACTGATGTTAGGTATGCACCGTAAATTTCCCAAGTTTCTAAAACATTTGGAGCATTTACACCGTTACCACCATCTAGTATTTCTAAACGCTGTGTGAACTTGTAATCAATACCTGATGCAGCACTTGCTTGTTCGAAGAAATCAAATTGCTTCTGTAGTTGCTCGCCGACTAGCTTAGTAACATTTCCGTTTACATCATCTCGCAAGTTGACAGTAATTTCATTCCAGCTGTGCTTACCAGCAATGTTTACTTTACTGTTGTAAACGTGTAGTTCTTGATTTTCAAAACTAATTGTTGGACGACTTGCATCTATAACTTGTTTTGTAAGTTCCTGTGTTTCATTTGATACACCAAAATTTTCTAGTGTAACACGGAAACGATATTGTAACTTTGGCATAAGCAAACCTTGGTTGGTTGCGCTTGTATCATTTGCCAAAGGCACTGTAATATTTGTGAGTGTTGAGATTGCCATATATAACTCCTATCTACAAGTATTTATCATTGTAGGATGTTAAATTAATAACACCCTACTTAATGATTATAATCCTGCTATTTCTCCTGTGTTTTTCAAACGTAGCGGAATGTAAATAAATTCTACTGCTTTTACTGGTTCTACAGCAATATCTACATACAATTCGTTTCTATCAATTCTTGCTGGTGTGTTGTTTGTTTCATCACAAACTACTAAGAAGTCATAAAGAGCTCTAAGTCCTACTAGTTCGATCATTAAACTTTCAACTTGTTGCTTGATTTCGTCACGTGTGATTTTATCGTTTGGTTCAAACAAGTATGGTTTAGCAAGCTGATTTAGCTGACTACGTAAGTAAACAGTAAGTCTCGCTACATTTACTCTATCTAAGGCACTTGCAGCTCTAGCACGAGTTTTTTGTCCAAATACAACTAGTCCTGCACCTGTTAAGAATGTAATTGGGTTAACATTGTTTTGATACAATGTATCTCTTTGACCTTCATTAAGTGCAATACTTACAAATTCGCCTTCAGCATTGATATATCCTGTTGCTGTTGCATTGTTTACACCGCCACGTCTTGTGCCTGCTGGTGCAAACCAAGGATAAGCAACTTGATCATTTAGTGCCATTGTACGTAGCACCATATGACTTGGAGGAACAACTACATTATTACCTGCATTGTCACTTGTAAACCCACTTGGATAGTAAACACCTAAGTATTCATCACGTGTTACTAAGCCGTCATCGTTATCTTCTGGTGCCAATGCTTGATTAGTTGCCCAGTTATTCAATGAAGTTGCATCTGGTGTTAAACGCATTGGTGAATCACCTATAACAAATCCTGTCAATCCTCTGTCTGCATTTAAGCTTATCATTTCTCCGATTAATTCAGGATATCCTGGTGTTGCAATTAAGTTAAAGATACGTGATTCGTCATCTCTAATATCATCGTTACTGTTAATCATTGCTTGCAATGCTTGTACAACAACTTTTCGCTGTGCAATTCTACCAAATGCACCCGAACCATCTGCATTGTTTGCTGACTCGGTTACCCATCTATGTGGATAATAAGTTGCTTGGCTTGCTTCTCCCATACGCACATTTACACCTGATACGTCTACATAATTACGTACAAAACGCTTAACGTTAAATCCGCTCTTACGTGTGTTCCATAATAACATACCTTTTGGATATAGTGCTGGATCTGGACAATCTGTGTCTACAAAGTTGCTTACAATCAGATCAGCAATTTCACCTTCGGTATGCGTTGTTGCTGTACCACCATTTGTACTCCAACGTGCATCTGCAAATAGTACACCATTTTCGGTAGTTTGATCAGTATTGTCTAACAATACCCATTTATTACCTGTTAACGCACTATTGTACACGTATATTTTTGGAAAGTTTTCTAAATCTGATGTGCTAATCCAAACATCGCCAGTTACTAAGTTATTACCATCTGGACGACTTGAGTTATCTGGTTCTGCTGCACTTACAATTGGTCCTGCTGCACTAGGTGCATTTGCAGGAGTTGCGTTATACACTGGAGAATCAGCATTTAGATATCCTGCCCATTTTGTACCATCGTGAATCATAATATCAATTTCATCAATTACACTACTGTACCATAGTGCTCCATCTGCTGCTAGTGCAGTTGGTGCAGTGCTACTTGCTGTATATGATAGGCCTTTCCATAACGATGCAGTAAGTTTTTCTGGATTACTACCATCTTCGCCCGGTTGCCAGTATAAGTTAGCAGTGGTTCCTGCTACAAATCCTGCATCAGAAAGCGCATTATCTGTATCTACTAAGTTTACTTCTCCACCTAGTCTATGTGTAATAGTAACTCTATTTTGACTATCTACAGTTGCTGAAACATTAACTAAACCTAAGTTGTTTACTGCTTCTGCCATTAAATCTGCATCTCCAATTGCACCTGTTGCTGTAAACGTTGCTGTTACAGGCGCAGTCATTGTAGCATTGCCTTTTAATGATTCACTTACAGTAAATGTTTTTGCACCTGAGCCAAATGTAGTTCCGATAATTTTTTCTGATGTAACATTTGTTGCACCAGATGAGGCTCTATAATATACATAATATGATGCTAATTCTGGAGTATCATTAGCAGCATTATATTTTACATACAATGAATTAGATGCTAAATTTGCACCACCACCTGAATTATCTAGCTTTTGTATAGCTGTTGCATTATCAGTATAAATTGGTGAAGATGTTAAATCCCAAGTTTCTGTAGAACCATTCCATCTACGTACTTTCCAATTTGCTCCTAAATTTGGTTCTGTAGTTTTAACCCACAAGCTTCCTGTTGGTCTAGGATTTGTATCTCCTGACTTGTATTCTGGAACACTTGTATGCGGTGCAATAGTTAATGCAGTGGTATAATATGTAGCTGCTGTTACGCCTACATCTGCTAATGGAGTACCTGTACCGTCTGCAATTACTATATAGTCTCTTCCACTACCGTCGTTGTAAATTTCTAGTTTGTTATCAACAACTGCTGCTGTAATGCCTGTAATACCTGCACCGGTAATATCAGATGCCAAAGATGTAAGTGTTGTACCTGAGGTTGTAATAGTAACAGGTACTCCACTTATATCAATAGTAAGTGTTTCACCTGTGCCAGTTGTGCCCCCGGCTGTACTTGTAACTGATGGCCAACTTTTCTTCCAAGCTGCACTACCTACTTCTACCCACGCTCCGCTTTTATTTTTGTAATATGTTTTTAATGTTGTGCTTGTAGCTCTAACCGCATAATCACCAACTACACCAACTGACCCTTTTGGTGCGCCTGTTGCGCTTCCGCCTACTAGCTGCGTAACATCTGTAATTACAATAGGTGTTTTATTTCCAAACGTTTGTCCACCTGTAGTTGTAATTGCTGATGAATTCCATTCTTGAATACCAAACAACGATGTTTGTGTATCCAACCACCAAGTTCCATCTGCTGGATTTGCAGTAGTTGGAGTTGCACTTGCTGATATATTTGATAAGTCAACATCACCTCTTACGATATATGCTCTGTTACTTACACCTAAATACGAGTAAGCAGCTTGTAAACCGTATTCGTTTTGTTCGCCACCGTGTATTGGATTATTATTTGAATCAGTGTAAAACGATGGATCCCCAAACGTTTCTACCAAATCTCTTTGAGATGTCATCAAATACACTTTACCAGCATTTGCTTTTGTTGTACCTGGGGCAATACCGGTTCCTGCTCCATTTAATTTGTCTTGAGCAGTTGCTACAAAGATAATAGGTGTTGTGCCTGGTTCAGCTGGAGTATAGAAACTCTCGTCAATTACGCTAACCTGTACACCTGGTGATGTTAAAGCCATTTTAATTCTCCTATGGGTCAATTTCTTTATTACTATTATTTAGCTGATTTGGTGAAATTCTAAGGTTTATAACAAGTAATACACGCATTTTTCTGTTGACTTTTTTTAAAAAATACACTATTATAAAAAGAAAAGGATTGCTTATGGATATAAACTACAAATTTGACGAAAACAAATATATTGAAGAATTCTCGAAGTACATTGATAAAACGTATAACGGACATTATAGTACAAATAAGTTTCAGTCAACTGAGGTTATAATTGATAGAGGACACGGCACAGGATTTTGTATGGGCAATGTTGACAAGTATGCAAATAGATATGGTAAAAAAGGCACAAAAGACGATGCCAGAAAAGACTTAATGAAAATTTTACATTATGCTTTAATTCAATTATACGTTCACGACAACGACCTTTGATTCTCAATAAACGTACAAAATCTATCTGCCCAATGTTTATGTGCTGCCTCTAGTGGATGAGATCGCGGACCACATTTATATCCCCTTTTTACTGACCAATCATTAAAGCCTAAATTGTCCTCTGTGTGTATTATGTTATCTAGATTCAAACGTTTTACCATACTATCTATAAAAATATTAGATTCTCTTTCGTAATTTACATACCTGTTGAAATCGTCAAAAGCACTTGTAAAGTAAAATTTTACACCTTGTAAATTTAAATAACTCATCAAGTATTCTATTTGTTGTAAAGGATAATATATTATGTTTGTATTATCAGCACGTTTCCTATAAAAATCTAGCACTGTTCTTTTGAGATGTTCGTCATTTATTAAATCTTTACGTTGTTTTACTGTTTCAGATTTCCAGTTAAGATAACCTTCTGCATCCGAGGGTAAAGAACACCAAAATTTATCTTCGTCATCTTCAAAAAATGGAATTTTATCTTTTGGTAAAATACGAAGATATTCTCTACGCAAAAAACTAGTCCACATTACTACAACAACAATTTCTTGTGGTTGGTATGATTTTAATAAATTGTCTATGTGGAATACTACTCTTCTAACACAACTACCAAAATCACTTCCTGGCATAGCTACATTATCAACTACTGCATTTGTATATAATTTTCTTTGCACCCAATGTGCCCAAGTAGATTCACCTTTAAATCTTATACATCCTGAAAAAGGCCAAATAGGACTATGATCAGCTAATTCTGCTCCAGCTGTAAAACTACATCCACCTGCAACAACTTTTTTTATGTCATCCAATTAGAAAGCCATAACCTGTGCCACCAGCAACAGCCATTGAAAGATCCATTTCAAGTTTTTCCATTTCGGCCTGCGCTTCTGCTTTTAGACTATCTCCATTAAGAGTGGTGCCCCCGCCTGGACCGGCAATAGTTGAAAATTTACTTCTTGCTTCACCAAGCATATGTTTACAACTTGCTAATGTATAATCTTTCAACCATTGTATTGCTTTGTAATCTTTCAATAGTTGCATATCAGGACGATAATTGTATGCAAAAAGTAAAACTTCTTCGTCAGCTCTTGGTCTTTGTAAAATAGTTAGCACAGAGGTAGCAGGATTCCATTTAAACTCCATAAAGCTACCAAACATTCTTCCTACTAGTTCTTGTTGTTGAGCAAACAAATCATATGTAGCAAGGCCTCCAATTCCGGAACCTGCTAACAAATATGTATTTGTATAGGCTAAGTTAAATGGTTCAAATAAACTTCCGCCGTCAGCACTTCCGCCTAATCTGCTGCCAACACTACGCCTATATATTTTTCTTACTTCTATAACTTCTTGAGGAAGGGTATAAGTATTTTGATCTTGTGCTAGTTTTACAGTGATATAACTTTCTTCTACAGCATTTTCACTACGTTGCCTATACTTTGTTAATGATTTTAACAATGCAGCTTCATAATGCATCGGATCAAGTTCAACATCGACCATACCTCCGCCTAAAAATGCGTTTACATAATCAAATACTTGTTGTTTTTGTGTTACTAAATTGCTATCTGCCATTGAAGTTCTCCATATATATTTATCGCATAAATATAACTATGCCACGTTTAAGTTTATACAGACCAGAAAAAAGTCACGATTACGATTTCCTAGATAAAATTATCTATGAACAATTTACTGTAGGCGGTACAGATCTTTTTATTCACAAATACATTGGAACAAAAAATCCTACAGGTGACAATATTACAAAAGAACAGCCGCAATACGCTGAACAAGATGTAACAAACATACAAGATTTACTTTTCTTAGAAAATAGAGATAGAAAATACGACGAAGATATTTACACACTGCGTGGACATTACAATGTACAAGATCAAGATTTTGATTTAAGTCAATTTGGTTTGTTTTTACAAAACGATACATTGTTCTTAACAATACATTTAAATAGTAGTGTTAAAACTTTAGGCAGAAAAATTATAAGCGGAGATGTTATTGAATTACCGCATTTAAATGATGAATATGCGTTAAATGATTTAAGTGTATCGTTAAAAAGATTCTATGTTGTAGAAGATGTAAATCGTGCAGCTGAAGGATTCAGTCAAACTTGGTATCCTCACCTGTATAGATTAAAGTTAAAACAAATTTATGATAGTCAAGAATACAAAGATATACTTGATTTACCAGCAGGCGATGAAGAGAATCCTAATACAACGCTACGTGAGTTGATGTCAACATATGAAAAAGAAATGCAAATCAATAATGCTGTAATTGCTCAAGCAGAAGAGAATACTCCAGCATCAGGATATGATACCAGCCATTTTTATACTATTAGCGTATTAGCAAATGGCGAAGTTAATTTGGTTACAGCAGATGAGGAGTTCCTAGTAGATCAAGAAGTTGATGTTAGTCAACTTGTAGAAAATCCTCCAAGATCGGGATATCCTGGTTACTTAGTAGGCGACGGGCTACCGCCAAATGGTGCTCCACTAGGAAGTGGTGTAGGATTTCCTAGTAATTCAGCATTAGGTGATTATTTTTTAAGAACGGATTTTATTCCTAATCGTTTGTTTCGATATGATGGAAATAGCTGGCGCAAGGTAGAAGACAAAGTACGCACTACACTTACACCTAATATAGAACGTAATACTCTAAAAGGAACATTTATTAACAACACTGCTGTAAATAACATTGCTGGAGAAGAAGTTATCGAAAGACAAAGTTTAAGTAAGGCACTAAAACCTAAGGCGGACAATTAATGCAATATTTTTATGACGGACAGATACGTAGATATCTTACACAAATTATTAGAGCTTTTAGTAATTTTAGTTATAAAGACGGCGACGGAGATTTGCGTGTAGTACCTGTAACATATGGAGATTTGACACGTCAAGTTTCAAATATAATTAGAGAAAACAGCGAAAATAAATTACCAAGTGCTCCTAGAATGAGTGTATACATTACTAGTATGCAAATGGATAGAGCTAGATTAAGTGATAGTAGTTTTGTTAGTAAAATAAATGTAAAAGAAAGAGATTTTGATACTTCTGCGCAAGAATACAAAAATCAACAAGGAAAAGGTTATACTGTTGAAAGATTACATCCTACTCCATATACATTAAGTGTAAATGTTGATATTTGGAGTACGAATACTGAACAAAAATTACAAATACTAGAACAAATTTTTATGTTATTTAATCCTGACTTAGAATTCCAAACTAATGATAATTATGTTGACTGGACAAGTTTAAGTGTTTTGCAATTAGAAAATATTAACTTTAGTAGTAGAAGTATTCCTACTGGAACAGAATCTGAAATAGATATCGCAACATTAAGCTTTATAGCTCCTGTGTATATTTCACCACCAACAAAAGTTAAGAAACTTGGTGTAATTACAGAAATAATCAACAGCGTTCTAAACTTTGATGCTGGTACTATAGAATTAGAAGGATTTAATCCTGACACAGGAGATACAACAAAAGCAGCAACAGGAACAGTTGTAATGCCAGATGGTACTGTAATAACACAACAACCTTCTACTCCTCCAGGTGCAGTAGTCGACGACAACGGACAAATTAATTATAAAAAACTTACCCCTGATGACACTCGTGCAACCATAATTAAAACTTCTCCAGATGGTAACTTAAATGTTGCAAATGTAAACACTGCAAGTTATAGGAATTTTGATATTATTGTTGAAGGTGATATTGTTAAACTAGGAAAAAATGCTGCACGTATTGGAGAAATAAATTGGTACAATGTAATAGAAGCAGAAGCCCCTGCTAAGTATCAACCAGGTATAAGTCAGATAAGATTAAAAAGAGGCGAACTGCTTACACCTATTGTAGCAACATTTCAAATAAATGGAAATAACTCACAGGAATTAGTTTTAAATTATGACATTGACACAAAACCAAGTGATACTGTAATAACTGGTGTAACAAGTAGAGGTACAATTGATTATATTATAAATCCACGTGATTTTAATCCAAATGTTGTAAAAGCAGACGGTATAAGGCTTTTATTATTACAACCCATTGGTGGTGCAATTGAAAGAATTTATACAGTTACAGGTAGCACAACAAGAATAGAAACCGAAGTAGATGCAGATGTAGTTTATGATTTTGATGTATTTGTAGAAAATACTAGAGTTACAGATGCTGCTACACAAGAAACAATTGACGGATCGTTGGTAATTAGATTATCAGACGCTCCTAGACCCGGTGATGAAGTAAGATATGTTTTATATATAAATGAAGACGGTGCCGATGCTTGGAAGAGCACAAGTAGCAGAGACTTTATTGCTGATACACACGACATAGTGGAATGGGACGGATCTCAGTGGAATATAATATTTGATGCTAGTGAATCTACTAATCCAGTTTATATTACAAACTTAAATACAGATCAACAATTTTACTACAATCAATATTATTGGCAATATGCAATTGACGGATTATATCCAAGAGGCGCTTGGGATTTAATTATATAAAATAATTACTATATGAACCAGATAATTTGTAGTGGTGCTTTATTTTATTCTTTAAGTACCAAACGTTTTTTGCTATTACATCGTACACAAAGTAAAACAAAAAATCAGTGGGGACTTGTAGGCGGTACTAACGAAAGTTCAGAATCTCCTTGGGAAGCATTACAACGAGAAATAAAAGAAGAAATTGGTACAATAACAGATATAAAAAAAGTTGTTCCTTTGGAAAGTTTTATATCTAATGACCAACATTTTTATTTTCATACATATCTTTGTGTAGTTGACAAAGAATTTTTGCCTTTATTGAATAACGAACACGATGGCTATGCGTGGGTAAGTTTTGGTAAATGGCCTAAGCCGCTGCACAACGGACTTGCTAATACACTGCGTAAAAAAATAAACGCCACAAAGCTGGAAACTACAATTAAACTAATTGATGTTTTTTTCGATAATGAAATAGTTGATTAAGTTCTATAATTTGAAGTATATCGCCAGTAAAAATTGCCATCTTTTCTTGAATAAGATCTACTATTGTTAATTCGCCATCTAGCAATTTTTTCCAATTATCTTCTACTAACTTAACATTAGTTTCTAATGTTTCCGCAGATTCTTTTATACCAGTTCCGTTTATAGATATATTGCCAACATCTTCAATTTCAAATGATATATTTAAATGTGCTGTTTCAATTAAAAAATTGTTGAGTTCGATAATATATAAGGAAATATCTGTTTGGATACCAGCTTCAATATTTTTACGTAAGTCTGCAAAAAAATGCTGAGCAAGATCAGCATCGCCTTCGATTACTATAGTGCCTGCTTTATACAAAGCCAATGTATCGGCTTCTCCAGCAAGAGCTTTTAGTGCAGTTTTTAAATCAACAATTATTTCAGCATCAGCATAGGCTTTACTTATTCTTACACCTTTACTATCAAAATAAATATCTCCTACATTTTCAATCACAAACTTGACCGTACCTGATTTATATCTATAATTTTTTCCTAATTTTTTTTCTATTTGTTGAAAAATTGATTTTGTAATAGGATTAAATCTAAGCATTGCTTGTTCTTCTGATTCGTCTAAAAAATTTAAATCATACTCTTTTACATTGGGATCAAATGTATTTTTAAATTTATCGTTTAGCCACTTAAAATCATTAATTTTTCTTAGTGCATCCTTGTTGTTTTTAAATGCTAAACCGTACTTTGCTCCTTCATACGCTCCAGCAATAGTTTCTAGCCCAAAAGGGTTGTCTGCTCCTCTTGAACACCAGGCTTTTAATCTAAAGGTAGTTTCATCTTCGACTTGTCTATCTATAGCTTTACTTGCAAGTTTTACACACTCTCTAAATCCACTTCGCCACGCACTAAAGGCATCAGTGTTAAATGCAGTAACATTGCTCATTCTGTTTACACCTTTGAAGTTTTTACTAATACTTGTAGTCATATCAGCAGTTTCTACATCCATATTCAAAGTAAGTTCAGTTGGTAAAAGTTTTACACCTCCATATCCGTAAATTAAATTATTTACAGGATTTAAGCTTCGCCATACAAAAACTGTTTTATAACCATCTATATCGTAGTGTGCAATTTGATGATCAAACTCAAAATCTTCTAGTACTTCTGCATCTCCGTCAACAACCCAAAACATTTTTGTGTCAACTAATTTTGCAGCAGCAATATGAGCTTGGTGAATACCTTTAACCTTATCTACACGCTTTGCATTAGGATATTCTAGTAATAATTTATTGTAATTTTTATCAGCATTTATTTCGCCATTACTAATAAACACTACTTCAAATGAATCTGGAATACTAGCAACTTCTTTATATTCTTTCTTTACTGCAAAAAATCTATAATCAATTTCGTGCTTTGTGAGCATAATAGATTTTGTAGTCAATGCTACTCCGTCGTAAAAATTTCCATTTTTCCATACGTGATTAATTTTTCTTTCGTATTGATTATGATGTGAAATATAAACATCAAAGTCAAAAGTATCCAAAATTTCTATGTCGTTATAAACAATATAAAATAAATCTGTTTTTGATTGATCTCTTGCTCGTAAATAATCATCATAACTTGAAATAATAAACTTTTCGTATTTTTTTGGATTACTTGCTACTATTTTATGTTCTTTTTTATTGACATAAAAACGTGCTTCAACTTCTTTTTCTGTACAAATAGATTTTTTACTAAAAAGAACAATACCGTCATAAAATTCTTTATTTAAAAAAACGTGATTTATTTCTCTATCAAATTTATTATGATGACTAAAATATAAATCAAAATCAAAATCTTCACACACATCTACATCAGAAGGTACTCCCCAAAACATATCTGATTTTGTTTCTTTTAGTGCATTTAGATAATCGTTATAATTATTAATAACAAATTTTTCATATGCACGTGGATTACTTACAACGATATTGTGTTCTTTTTTATTTGTATAAAATCTGTGCTCAACTTCTTTTTCAGTTACAGAATTACTTTTGCTGTACAAAGCAACTCCGTCAAAGTTTTCTCCATTTAAAAATAAATGTGTAGTTCCAGTATCAAGTTCATCTAAATCATAAAAATATTCATTTATATCAAAATCATTTAATATCACATCGCTTGGCACACCTAAAAACATCTGTGTTTCGGTTTTATCTAATGCATTTAAATAATCTTTATAATTGTTGATAACAAAAACATTAAAAGGTTTTGATTTACTAACAATCGTATCGTGTTCTATTCTATCAGCAATAAATCTATATTCGATTTCTTTATTTGTAACAATACTATTCTTACTAAACAAAACCAATCCGTTGTATTTGTTATTGTTAAGCCAGACGTGATTTTTGTTTTTTAAAGATTGATTATGATGATCAATATAAAAATTAAAAATATTATTATCAGTAATTTCTATATCGTCTGGAACACCCCAAAATAAATCTGTTTCAGAATTTTGCAGTGCATATTCATATTCTTTGTAGCTGTTTATAGAAAACTTATTGTAAGGCTTAGGCGTACTTGCCATTATCCTTACTTCTTTTTTGTTAACATAAAATCTGTGTTCAAGTTCTTTGTCTGTGATTTTATAGTTTTTAGGAAACAAAGCAACGCCATCTAATGTATCTATATCTCCGTTACCAAAAACGTGTACATTATCGTGACTCCACTCATCTGGTTTATAACTAAATTTAAATGTATCTCTAACATCAATATCTTCCCACACTACCCAAAACATACCTGTGTATGATTTAGCCTGTGCTTCATACCAGTTCTCAACAGTTTGTAAATGTGGAACTTTTTGTGTAAGTTTATCAATATCTTCTTGATTGCTTCCTATGTAAAATGCATCAAATTTGTCGTTTCCTTTATATACATCGTATTCACCGCATATGTGTATATGTTGTCTTGGCTCAGTATCTACTTTTTTTGTTGGTACTAATCTAACTTTATCCCAAGATTTTACTTTTCTACTTTCTTTATATACATAAGGAAATTCGTGTATTTGTACTTCGTCAATTGCTCGTGGTTTGAACCACCAAGGAAAGCTATCATATACTCTTATATTTGTGTCTACAATCCAAACATAATCGCTATCAAAATTTGAAGCGGCTGCCAAAGCTTTATCTAAGTTGCAATAATCGTCCATTTTCAAAACTGGATATCTATCAAATATTAAATTTTTTAATTGATCTTGACCGTTGTGTAACGGCTTAGAAAATTTTTCAAATCTATCTATTGCTCTCATAGTGTGTAAGCCTTTGTTCCTATATGCCCTAATTTTATATCAGAGTCTACCCAAACATCAATGCCGTGATGCATTGCTTGATTGCAAAAGTATATATCTTCGCCGCTGAACGTATCGTCTATTTTATTATATTCGTGTACAAACCAAGGCTTAGGCAATGTATGAAAAACATCTATATCAATAAGCATACATCCCATTCCGACTGCCCAGATCTTATGCAGACCTTGTGTTGCGTCTAATCTTGCTGTAATATTTTCTGGATCGGTAAATGCAACACTTTGATAAATTGGGTACCTTGTGCTGTAGTTAGCCGCCACAATATCTTTGTTATGAGAATACAATTTATCTATCATATTTGATGGAAATTGTATATCACTGTCTAAGAATAATATTTTATCACTGTTTACAGATAGTGCTTCTTCAACAAGACGTGTACGTGATTCACAGATTACACTACCAGCAAATAGATGTAGTTCAAACTCTATTTGTTTGCGTGTAAGCCTATTAGTTAAATTAACTAAACTTTGAGTAAACAGTGTATGCACTTGATCTCTACAAGGCACACAGATACTTAATTTCATAATGTGTTAGTCGGTATCAATTCTTCGTTCAAGTCTTTTTCAGCATCGATTGTTTTTTGATTTAATTTCCTTGCTGTGCTTGTTGCAACTTTTACTGCTTCTTGGAAATCATCACCTAATCCTGCCATTGCTAACATATTTTCAGGTTGTACTTTACCTAATGTAAGTAAGTCTACACCAGCTGCTTTACCAAGCTTTTGGATCCAATGATGACGTTCGTCGTCTTGTGGAATATCAAGTTCGTCGATAGCAGCCGAAACCTTATCAGCTAATTTTTCATCTAACCCTAGTGTTGCACCTTTAGCAACTTTTCTTGTTTTTGTATATTCATCAGCTAGATCAATATTCATTACTTCATATAATGTTTTCATAACTTCTCCTGTGTGTTTAAGGAAAGTAGTATCCGCCAAATGAACTACTCATAGAAATTGTAGTGCCATTTGATATACCTATGTATGGACCTAAATCAGCACCTATGCTAATGTTGCTAGATGGCCCACTAAAGTAGTTGGATATCTGGCTCATTGTAATTGTGCTTCCCGTATTTGGTAGTGCCATACTTGTTTCCTAGTTTGTTATCTTGCTATAATAACATTATATTTAATTTTTGTCAATAAAGTATCCAGATAAAACTGGATACCTTAATATTATTTATCTAGTAGTTTTTGTACCATTTCTTTGAGTTCATCGATTTGAGTTTGCTGTTCTTTTATTGCTTCAATTAACACAGGAGTTAACTTTTCATAAGACACAGTATAATAATCATCAACTCCTTCGTTTTGAGATATAGGTGCTAGTTTTACTATTTCTGGTAATACTGCCTGTACTTCTTGGGCACTAACACCAATTTGCATTTTATCATTTGAGTATCCAAGTTCTTTGGCTTTATCATTTTCAGTGAAATAGTATCCATTTAGACTCATAATTTTGTCTAGTGCATTTGGTATTGTACCTTGGAAATCTTTTAATCTTGCATCTGAGTAATATGCTGTAATTTCACCTGATGCGTCAATATTACCGTTTCTCCTTAATAATATCTTTTCGCCGCCAAAACTTCCTGAGCTATAATCTGACAAGGCAATAAAAGTAGCACTTCCATAAAAACGCCCTTGTAGTTTACCATTTGCATCTTCAAATCTCCATTGAAATGCGTTTGAAGTGCTAGAGCCCAATTGTAATGCTAAATCATCGTTAATTGTAAGTGTACCAGAAGTAAACGCATCACTAGCATTACTGCGCAAGAACTCTGTACTATCTAAGTTGTCTAGTGTACTTGCGTTTGTAGCAGTAACACCTGTTAGTCCACTACCATCACCTGTAAATGTAGCAGCGGTAATGTTACCTGATATGCTAATATCTCCTGCACCACTAATTGTTCCTGAGAAACTATCGTTAGCATCGCTGCGTAAGAAACTACCTGAACTTACACCATCTAGTGTATCAGCATTTAGTCCACTACCAGCACCGTCATTACCACTGTGCCAAACTGTATATGTATTTGAACCTTCAATAAATTCAAGTCCGCTAGTTCCGCCATCTAAATTAATAGCAGTACTTCCGCCTTCGTTAGCAATATATACTCTATCGCCGCTATCAACATATTGCATATAAGCTCTACGTGTGCCAGCTTGATACCAACTGATATATGGATTACCTGTTGAACTTGTGTCAGCCAGTCTGATCATTTCGTCACCTGCGTGACTCATAGTCAACAATCCTGCCATTGTATCAGCTTCGTCACTACGTAACAAACTTGCTCCGTTAATACCATCTAATGTGTCTGCATCTACATTAGTAAGTCCACTACCATTACCAGTAAATGTACTTGTGCCAATATTAATATTACCAAAGTTAGAAGTAATTTCACCTGCGTCTAATGCACCAGTGCCTGTTAAGTTACTATATGTTCCATCAATTCTAGTGTTTGGAACTGTACCACTTGATAAGTTACTTGCATTTAATGATTGTATATTTGCACCGTTTGCTGTGTAAATTGCTCCGCCGTAAATATTTCCAGCAACACCAAGTCCGCCACTTACACGTAATGCTCCACTTGTTGTACTTGTAGCACTACTTGTATTCAATATTGTAACAATTGCATTAGCATTTACACTTATAGACGCACCATTATCTGCACTTAAACTGTCTAGTGCTATGTTTCCAACATTTGTTAGGTTATTATCATTAAAGTTTGTTGAACCTAAGCTTGCTGCACCAGTTGCTGTAATACTGTTTGTTCCAATATCAATATTACCAAAGCCACTTGAAATACTACCTGAAGCAAGTGTTCCTACTCCTGAAATATCTCCTTGGTGTTGAGTAACGCCGCTTGATTGTATTCTTGCATCTGGTATTGTTCCAGTAGTTAACTGTGTTGCTGACAAAGTTGTAAGTCCGCTACCATTACCACTGAATGTGCTTGTACCAATATCAATGTTACCAAATCCTGATGTAATACTACCACCATTTAAAATACCAGTTGCAGTAATATCTGTTTGGTGTTGTGTGATTGCACTAGATGGAACTCTTGCATCTGGTATAGTGCCGCTTGTTAAATCATTAGCACTAGAATCACCAATAAAGTTATCTGCTTTAATGTCCTTAGCAACGTGTAAACCACCTGTAATTTTTACTGAAGCACTACCAGTTGCAAAATCACCTGTTGCATTTGTAGCATCTGTAAATGTTACAAAGTTGTTTGCACTTAATGTTGTAAATCCACCAGCAGCTGGTGTAGTTTGTCCAATTGGCACATTGTCAATAGCACCAATAACCAAGTTGCCTGTAATTGTTAGATCTTGATCGATTGTTACATTATGTCTAAATGTACTTGTACCTGAAGTTTCACCAATTACAATTGCTGTAGCAGCTTGTCCAAACGCAATAGCAGTTGCATTATCTTTTAGTAAGTTAAATGTACCTGTTTCGTCTGTATCAATTGTGTTACCATTTACTGCTAAATCACCTGCAACTACAACGTTAGCATTGTTCAAGTTCATTGTACCAGTGCTTGCACCCATATTAATAGTTGTAGCTGCACCAAATGCATTGACTGTTGTTGCACCTGTATTTGCAAGACTAAATGTACCACCACTAACAGTAAGATCACTTAATCCACCAATACTCAAATTACCTAAAACAGCTAATCCGTTGTTTACAGTAGTTGTACCCGATGTAGCACCTAATCCTAATGCTGTTGCTGCACCAAATGCATTAACGGTTGTTGCATTTGTGTTAAATGCTGCAAAAGTTGCACTAGATGTGGTTACACTGTTTGTAAAGTTTGGATTGTTGTTGTACACCAAATTACCAGTACCTGTTTCGTCGCTTATCACACCTGCTAGTTGCGCACTAGTTGTTGATGCGAATTGACTTAATGGATTACCTGTTATCGATAATGTGCCACTTGTTGGTAAAGTAATATTTGTGTTATTTGTTGTAGTCAGTGTTAATGTATGCGCTCCACTGTGCGTAAGATTGCCGCCTAGTGTTATTGTTTTAGTGCCATTGTTTACACCAGTTCCGCCGTATGTTGGAGAAATTATTGTGCCTTGCCACACACCAGTACCAATTGTACCTAATGTTTGTAAACTACTGTTTACAACAGCACCACCTAGTGTTGTACTGCTAAGAACACTAGCATCGTTTATATAGTACTGTTTACCACTTGCTAAGTTAAAATCTTCAGTACTATCCCAACTTGTATTAGCATTATCCCAAAGTAGACTTGCATTTGCGCCATCAACAAGTATACCAGCTCCGTTGGCTGCTGACCCATCTGCTGCTCCGCTTGCTATTGTAATAGTTTTATCATCAACAGTTAATTCTGTCGAATTAATAGTTGTCGTATCTCCGTTTACAGTAAGATCTCCGCTTACTACTAGGTCGTGTCCAATAGTAGTTGTGCCGCCGCCGTCACCGCCGGTACCTAAATTAATAGTTGTAGCTGCACCAAATGCATTTACTGTTGTTGCATTAGCATTTATCACATTCATTGTAGTTTGGTTAGTAGTGATATCACCGCCATCTACATTAAGATCTAAATCAACATCTAAATTGTTATGTACAGTTGTTGTGCCTGTTGCAGCACCAATTTCAACTGTGGTTGCATCACCGCCCATATTAATTGTAGTAGCAGTATCGTCTAACAACCCAACAGTAGTTTCTGTTGTACTGATTGTGTCATTTACTTCAACTTCGCCGGTAAATGCTGCTTTACCAGCAGTATCAATGGTCATACGTGTTGTTGCAATATGTTGAATATCGCTTGTAGTTAACGCTTCACCGGTTCTAATAATAAAGTCACCACCTGTTGCATTACCTGTACCTAAACCAGCTTG